TAGGTTAGAGCGTGTGGGTGATCAGGGCTTGCCTGTAGCCACAGGCATCTGCCCAAGCTGGCTCAACTGACGCTCCGGCGCTTTCCCGAAGTTGTCCAGCGGCCAGGGCCTGACAACGTACGACTTGCCGCCCTTGCTGATCAACACCCCGTAATCCTTGCGCTCGACCGTCCAGCCCAGCGACACCACGTCGATCCGGCGGAACCGTTCCTTCACGCGATACCCAGGGTCCAGGACGTCCATGACGAACTCGAACGCGGCCTGTTCGGGTTGGGGACTCTTGCGATCAAGTATCGCCGACAGCCGCAGATCGTACTGCTGCGCGAGCTTGTCCAGGTAGTCGATGGGCGGCGGTTCCTTCGGCTCTTCCGCCTTGGCCGGCGCCGAGGCTACGACGACTTGAGCCCGAACCGGCGCCGAGACTGCCGGCGTCACCGCGCGCTCAGTCTTGGGCGCATCCTGAACAGCGGCCTTCAGGTCCTGGTCGCCCGGCTGGAAGAAGTTCCAGAGATACGCAACCGACACCGCAATCGCGATCGACAGCCCCCAGCCCAACGCCTTGTGCTTCGCCTGGAACACAGAAAAACGCTTGTCCTGGTAGTTCGCAACGTTGGCCGTCCCGTCATCGTGGCTCTTGTAGAACCCGAAGAAGTCCTTGTTGTACGGTTTCTTCCCCGAGGCCGTCTGCTTGAACCGGAGCCGTCCGGCGCTGGAGTAACTGGCCCAGTGGTACTGGTCGTCCTTGCCCATCATGTCCAGCTTGGTGAATCGCGTATAGCGCTGGAGCCGCTTGCGCCACGTCTGATGCAGCTCGGTCAGGTCCTGGCCCATGATCAGAATGTCGATGCCCAGGTGCCGGTGCTCGGTCACGAACTTGGCCCAATCCGCAGACAGCGGCTGCCGGTCAGGCGGCCAGAACTGGTTGATCTCGTCCCATATCCAAAGGCAGTCATGATGCCGGTTCGCGAAGAACTGGCCCTTGACCCACGCCACCTTCGCATCCTCGTCGAGTTCATCCGGCGCTTCCAGGCAGATCAGCAGCTGCTGGACCGTGGGCAACGGGATGGCCAGATGCTCAGAGATTGCCCGATGGTCAATGCCGCTGATGTTGGTCACCACAGTGCGACCGCTGAGCAGCGAGTTGACCACATGAACCATGGCCTCAAGGCTCTTGCCAGAGCCAGGAAGGCCCTCATGACCGAAAATCATGCCCTACCCCTCCCCTTACCATTGGCCCAGCGTCAGCGCCTTGCGCAGCAGCCGAAACGCGACACCCGCACCCAGGATCGCCAGCCCCTGCGGAATGCCGAAGAACTGGACGAACCACAGCACCGACTCAGGCAAACCACTGAACAGCGTCTGCAACTTGTACTGCACCAGGAACTGCGGAACCGGAAGCGCATTGATCAAGTACAGCGCGCCTTCCATGACGCCCTTGAATATCAGTAGCGGCAAATCAGCAATGAACTCCATGAAATCCTTGAACATGCCAAGGAACCATTCAAAGATTCGACCGAACCACGCCAAAAGCGCCTTAAACCAACTTGCCACCGTTTCAATAATTGCTTGCATACATCACCTCAATCAAGCATGGCGATATAGAACGCGCCGAACGCACAAAGAATCATCACAACGGCCATGGCCGCCGTCCTATATCCGGTAAACCAGGGCTGGCAGTGATGATCAAATACAAGTTCAGAGTGAAAGCTTGCACCCATAATCGACATATCGACAGGCGCTTGCCAAGTTGGACACGATGCGGAAACCGAAACATCGAAAAATCCCGTTGCCGCATTCACTATCGGCGCCTGCTCTACACGCGACAGATAGTTGTCGATAACGCTTTCTTTCGTTTCCTCAGTCGGCTTGTACTGATCCTCATATGCGGGACCCTCGCAGTTTGTCGTGCATGGCGAAGGCGTCTGAGACTCAGGCTCAGTCGCAGGCTCCTCCCCCGTCACCCCCGGCGATTCAGTTTCCGTCGTCGTCGTGGGTTTCTCGCCATCCTTGCTAGTTGTCGTGGTCGTCGTCTTCGAGTAGTCGAAATAGTTCGGGCCGTAATTGATCGTGTAATTAGTTTCCGTAGTAGTGTTAGTCGTGCCGGTAGTGCCATCAGGACGCGTATAAGTGCTTGTGGTCGAGCTTGACGGGCCTTTGACCGAGCCAGGTCCTTTCAACTGGTCCGCAAGACTGGTCAACTCGTCGTAGCACCGGCCAGGACTAAGCGAGCCTTCGCATGTAGCCGTAAGCAAATCCTTGAGCCATGTAGAGTTCTGTACGTTCGAAAGGGCATCCTCAATGGCCGTATAGTCAGAATCAGTTAACGGCACAATAATTTCATCAACAACACATTCGCCCGAAGAGTTGATAGACCCCGGACAAGTGCCACGCGCATTAATCGGAGCCGTTCTGACGTCATTCTGATAAACAATAACAACATCGGTTGCTATGTTATTTTTATCGTAAAGTATTTCTTTCGGCCTATAAACATAAGGCGGCCCCATTTGCTGAGTAAATATACTCGCAAACTTAGTCTGCAAGCTTGTCGGGCTTGTACACTCTGTACCTAGTTCGTGCTCTGTAAAATAGTAACAGAACACGTCTTGCGGCGCGGTCTCCTGTACTTTCTTAACAGGCTTCCCCGCCTCATCAATAAGCGCGCCTATACCATCCAGCGCAGCCGCGACAGCGGCAGTTCCGACAACCCCTATAATGCCACCGCGCAAGCCGGAAACCGCACGACTGGCAATAGTACGAGCACCGGCAGTAACCCCGCCATGAATACCGCGCACCGGAATATTTGCACCGCCCGTGCCGCCACGCGGGATATATTCACCCTCCAAAGCCGGGCCAGTAATAGTCAGAATTCCACCAGAGACACTTGCAGACTTACCACTCCTAACTTGATCACGGGCCGGAGGAACATTCACATGCTTCCGAGTAGCAGCCTCAGTTACTGTCGCGCATAAAACGCATAAGCAGAGACACCACCACACACTAAGCCGCCGAACACTGCAATAACGAGCCATATCATGATTCACCTGCGCGAAAAGAAGTTGGAATTCCCTGTCCTGGTCCGGCTGTGCAAGCACAGACGGACCAGGACAGGGGAAGCTGAAACAAAAAGGGGCGCCCGAAGGCACCCCAGGCAACGCCGGCAGGAACTCAGCGACCGAAGAAGCCGGCCACCTTGTTGACCGCCCAGCGGGCGAAGTTCGGGCCGAGCTTGACCACGCCCATGGCCATGAACGCGGCGATCACGGCCGAGCCGTTGACCGAGCTGATCATCGACGAGAAGTCGAGATCGCCCTCGGCGGCGAAGGCCGGCACCGCAGCGGATGCAGCGACAGCGCCCAGGACCAGGGCGGTTTGTTTCAGGTTGGCTTTCATAGTTCTTCCTCACGATTGGTATCGAAGAAACCGGCTAACGAGCCGATGGTGTGGGCCACGACCGCACAGCCCAGGACGACGCCGAAAGCGGTCGTGAACGCTGCCCCGAAGGCGACCGGATCAGGCCAGCCGAACAACTGAGCAACGGTCATGGACCCCGCGAAATCAGCCGGGGTCATGAGTACGTAACCGGTGCAATCGCCAGTGAACTCACCTTGCGAAACGAGCCGTCCAGACTCGTCGACGACGATGCAGAGCGGCAGCATGATCAGGAGGCCGCTTAACCAGTAGTCTTCGGCAGCGGCTTCACGCCGCGAATGCGATTGCGCTGCATGTTCCGAGGGTCCGGCTCGAACTCGAAGTTCACAGACGACAGCGGTTCAACGCGCTGGAACTGGCTCACCGCTTCAGGCGCGATCGGCAGGTTCTGAGGCTCCAAACCGAGGGCAAACTTGCGATCGGGCCGGGTCGATTGCGTGGCATCGACGGCGAAGTGCACGACCGCGATGTCGTAGGCGTTGCCGGTCTTTTTCGAGGTTCCGGCGTCGCGAGTCAGGCCGAGATAGACGAAGGGCATTAGGGTTTCCTCTTGCGGATATACGGGCGATTTGTGCGCCCTGGACTGTGCTGAGGGATTGCGCCCAGCAGCGGGTTTCTACGGGCCGTGACGAACGCACGGCGCACGGTTTGCGACTCAGCGCGGGTCGCGGATTCGGCGGCAAGCACGTGGCGCATAAGCCGGCTCAGCAGGTCCGGCGAGTCGATACCGGCATCGAGCAGTTCAAGCTCCAACGAGGACCGGAGCGACAGGTACGACTGGCGGTTGATCTCGATAGCCATCACGGCCACCCGAACACGTCGCCCAGGAACGGCGTGCCCTTTTCGTTGGTGACAGTGGTCCAGACGCGCTCAGGCTTGCCGCCCTGCTCTTTGTGCTGCTCCAGGGCCTGGAGCGTGGCCACAACTTGCTGTTGCAACACGGACTGATTCACCGCCGCCATGGCACGCTGGCGAAGCTCAAGCGAGCGGCGTTCACTCGGCGAAAGACGCACACCCTGAAGGCTGTTAATCAAGGTCATGACCGAGCCCACACGCCCAGGACGTGAATCAGGGTGACGGCACCGGCGAGCAGCGCGAGAACTTCGAGAGTCGGCGCAATCATGCCGCCACCAATTGCAGATGACCGACAGGCTTCCTGTACCAGCTCGGCGCGATCAGATCGAAAGTCTTAACCACCTCGCGAGCCTCACGAACGAAGACCAGCGAGTTACGGGTCACATCAAATGGCTGGCGGATATCAATGCCGATCCGATTCAAACGCGCAGCATGTTCTTTCACCTGGCGCTTATGAAAATCGAACTTGCCACCAGTTGCCCACTCCAGAGCATAAGAAGCAGTCGTCCGGGCGGCCTTCGGAGTGTCCACAACCTTTTCCAACAACAACTGATCGGAGATCGAAGCGAGGTCCATAGCAGTCACCTTTAAGCGGGAATCCAGGGCCAGGAATTCGTCATGCAACGGCTCAAACCGGCGTTCATCGAAAAGGCCCCAATAGCGGAGGTTCAGGCGGGCAAGAAATTCGCTCTTTAGCTCTTGCTCAAAGCGCACCACGCCATGTTCAAGGCAGTAGTCACGCAGTTGTTCGGCATAGCGGCACTCTTCGGATTCAGGGCCGAACTCCCGACGCATCCGAGGCAACAGGTGCTGTTCAAGCTCAAAGGCCTTGTCATAGACCTTGAAGTAACGGAGCCGCGCACCCTTGTCGGCCCCCTTTGTCGTCCAACTCACAGTCCGACCGTTCGGGAAGAGAAACGGGATCAACCGGCCATAACGAACACTGGAAAGACCACGCAAATAATCGAGCTGATTCCCCTTCCCTACCCCGACATTGCTAGTCAGGTGAATCATGGTGATCACCGCACCATCAGCCACCCAATCACCCGGCTTCGCGCCCGACGCACCGTCACGCAAGAAAATTTCACGGCAGCGTGTGAAGCCCGGAAGGCCACGCTCCGCAAGCAACCGGTTGTAAACAGCGATGCACTGCTCGATGCGGGTGTAACCCCAAAGATTGTCCCGGCGATTGATCCGGGATGGGTTGCCCTCAACCGTGACCTTGCGCCCCTGGACACTGATAGAAACCGTTGTGGAGTAACTGCCTTCGTGAGTTATGCGCGGCTGGCTTGTCGCCAGATGCTCACCAGTCAAGGCATCGACAGTCATGCGGAATACGTCACTCACGACCGGAAGGTCGTACGGAAACTCCTGAGTAACGCTTAACCAATCAATGAACATCGACCACCCCAGGCTGTCCTAGCACCCCTGTAACAACGTTACGTGTTACAGGCAGGGGGATTTATACCTCAGTAACTTGTAACAGCGCAACACGTGCCAGAATAACGCCCACCACTTGTGACAGGTAACGGTGCATGTCGAAGGCATATCGAGTACGCGACAAATTCGTCGACGAGGTGAAAGACCGCCGCGTGAAAATGATCATTGAGACCAAGGACGACGTCCGGGAATCGGACCTAATCAACGCGACGCTATGGAAGTACCTGGACAAGATCACGACTAAGGACGTGCTTGAATTCCGGGAAGAGTTCGGCTCAAAGGAGTGATCACGGAGTGCGGGATTCCGCACCGAAGTGGGGGTGTAACAGCACCCCCACCCCTTCCGGCGTCATTCCCGTGACGCATCACGCGAATTCAGTACAGTCAAAAGCGTGTCTCCGACGGCCAGGGTTGCACCCTGGACGGCAAACAAGATCGTAGGGCGCTGCCCTACAACCCGCTCTTGCCGCCGAGGGCTCAGGAGGCAGGGACGGAAGAGCTGTCCCTCCCTCCCGAGCTGAGGCTGTTGGTCGAGGTGGCTCAAGGGTTCGCTCCGCCCGGGACTCCGTTTGTCACCGCAAGCGCTGACAAGCCGGGGTCGCGGCCCTTGACCTGCCGGGACTTCCAAGGGGGCTGGGGATCCAAAAAGCGGGCGGCGCTATTTATCGTGACGAGCCTCGATTCGTCACATTAAATACCGACGAACGGTCGCTATTTATCGTGATTCGTCACGCTAATTCGTGTATTTATCGTGACGCGTCACGTATAATTAACCCATGCCAGCCAGCATGGAGACGCAACCATGATCGACCCAGCAGACAAGCAAACCCAAGCCCTCCCCCTGGAGCAGCCGAAGCGCGGGCGCGGTCGGCCAGCCACAGGCAAAGCCCTGTCCGACGCAGAGCGGGCGCGGCGCTACCGGGCGAACAAGAAAAAGCGTAACGATCAGCCGTCACAGAAAAAACAAGACGTCAGCTACGACGAGCTGAAGTCGATAGCCCTGGAGCTAGGGGAAAGATGCTCACGCGCAGAGATACGTCGAGACGAACTGCACGATCAGGTACAAGACCTGCTCATGCAGCGTGACAACTTGATCCGCCAATGCCGCGAACTGAAGAAAGAATTAGCGTCACGCGTCACGGAAAACAGCAATGCCGTGACGGATCACGAAAAATGGGTGGTTGAATTCAAGATAAAGAACTCAAGGACCTGGAAGCCAACAGGATCCGAGCCAATGGCAAAAAAGGACGCCATTGTAGTCGCCCAAAAGAGCGCAGAGAGAACAAAGGCACTGTCGAGCTTCAGGGCCAGACCCTTGACCGAAGAGCCTGTTGTCTTCGGACAAAGCCGCAAATAACGGGTCGCATCGCATAATGGGGATTACGTGTAAATGCTTGACCGGACTGCAATTTTCCGGTCTGCGCATTCTCCCTTCGGTCGGGCCTGGCCTAACGTAATCCCGTCCACATTATGCGAAGCCA